GGACGGCCAGACCTGGCGAGCATGGCGCCCGATCTCGTGTCGCTGGCCGAAGACCGGATCAACCGCACGCTTCGGGTGCGCCAGATGGAGACGGCGCTTGCCGAAACGATCATCGGCGCAAGCAATGAGATCGCCGTCCCCGAGGGGACTGTGGGCGTCAAAACCCTGTGGGTTCCCAACTACGAATCCACCCCCCTGAGCGCCCAGCCCTATGAGCGGGTGGTGCAGCTTGGCATCGAGGGCGTTCCGACCAGCTGGGCATGGCAGGGGGACAACTTCTACTTCGACGGCGTTGGGAGCGTGCGCGGTGTTCTGTACCAGCGCGTGCCGGCGCTGTCGGACACGGCGACAAGCAACTGGCTGCTGACCACCTATCCGAGCGCGTACCTGTTCGGCGCCTTGTGCGAGGGGTGGCTATACGTGGGCAACGAGGCCGAGGCAAAGCTCTGGCAAGACCGGCAACTGGCGGTGCTGAGCGAGATTCAGGGCAACGCCATGCGTGACACCTTGAGCGGGCCGCTGCAGGTGCGCGCACGATGACACCCATCATCGGATTCGCGCCCGACGCCGATCCCACCACGGCTGGCGTCCTGACCGACTGCGCCAATCTGATTCCCTACGAGGCGGGATTCGTGGGGGCGCCCTCGGCCGTGTCGGTAGGGGTGGATGCCCTGGCGGCCGAGTGCCGCGGCTGCGTGGTGGCAACCAAGCTGGACGGCACGCGGCGAATCTTCGCTGGCGCCCAAACCGCGCTCTATGAACTGGTGGGCACCAGCTGGACCGACCGTAGCGACACGGGCGCCTACACCGGCTCGAGCGAATCGCGCTGGTGCTTCTGCCAATTTGGGGACACGACCGTTGCGTCCAACCTCACCGACGCCATGCAATCGTCGGCCTCGGGCGCGTTTGCGGCGATTTCCGGTGCGCCCAAGGCCAATATCGTGGTCTCGGCCTCCAACAACTTTGTGGTTGCGTTCAACACGAACGACGCCACTTATGGCCAGTCGCAGGACCGCTGGTGGTGCTGCGCGCAGAACGATCAGACCGACTGGACACCGGCTGTGTCCACGCAGGCCACGACGGGGCGGCTTACCTCTGTTGAAGGGGCGATTACCGCAGCCTTGCCGCTGGGCGATTACGTCATCGCCTACAAGGCGCGCGCCATCTTCCAGGGCGTCTATGCCGGCCCGCCAGTGGTCTGGCAGTGGAGCCTGATTCCGGGTGGTGAGGCAGGCGCCGTCGGGCAAGAGGCAGTCTGTGACATTCTCGGGGCTCATTTCATCGTCGGCGGCGACAACTTCTGGCTGTTCGACGGCACCAGACCGGTTCCGCTCGGGACGGGCGTGGTGCGCAAGTGGTTCCTGGACAACTCCAGCCCGACGTACCGCTACCGCACCAAAGTCACCTACGACCGGCAGCGCTCACTGGTGCAGGTGTCGTTCCCCGGGCAGACCTCCACAGGCGCGTGCGACAGGCGCCTGGTGTTTCATGTGGCGACCAAGCGCTGGGGGCTGGACGATGCCGCCGTGCAGGCGCCGCTGACCTACATCTCGCCGGGCGTGACCATCCACGGCATGGACGCCTACGGGGCGACCATCGATGCGCTTCCCAACATCCCTGTTGACTCGCAATTCTGGCTTTCGGGTGGGCAGGCTGCGGCGTACTTCAACGCATCGAACCAGCTGGTTAGCCAGACCGGCGCCAGTTCGGCCTCCAGCTTCACCACGGGGGACGTTGGCGACGATGACGCCGTGACCATGATCGACCGGCTGCGAGTGCGCTGGAGCACCAAGCCCGCCACGGCGACGGCAACGGGGTTCTACAAATTCAACGAAGGCGATGCGCTGACCGCCGGGCCCAGCGGAAGCCTGAACGATGGCAAGTTCGATCTTCGGCAGTCCGGGCGCTTCCATCGCTTTCGGGTTGACATGACCGGCGATCACAGGCTGGCCGCCTATGACGCCAGGCCAATTGCCAGGGGGCGCCGATGAAGCTGCAGGACAACCCGCAGTTGCCTGGTAATCCTGACACGGCCTATCTGCGCGAGCTGGTGGCGCAGCTGCTGCGACTGCTTCGCCAAAGCAATCAACAGGTCAACCAGGCCAGCGAGGGCCGCATTGCAGCCGCCTACAACGCCATGACCGCGGCGCCCACGAGTGGCGCGTGGCAGCAGGGCGATTTCGTGAGGAATAGCGCGCCGACCGAGCAGGGAACGGCGGGCAGCAAATTTGTCGTGTACGGCTGGATGAACGTCGCCTCGGGAACTCCCGGGGCATTCGTTCAATGCCGCTTTTTGACAGGGAACTAACGAGATGGCCAACCCGTATTTGGACCAGACAGTTGACAACGTGCTGGGTGACATCACCCGCAACTACGACCTGACCACCAAGCCCGCATACGACGCGGCTATGGTGCGCTCGGGTTCGTTCGGCAACTCCGGGGTGCAGCAGATGCAGCAGGAGAGCCAGCGACAGCTTCAGCAGTCTCTTGGGCGCGCGGCGAGCGATCTCCGGTACAACGACTACCAATTCGATCAGAACTTCGGCAGGCAACTGTTCAACGATGCGTTCGGGCAGCAGCAGCAGCAGTTCCAGAACGGGCTTGGGCTGCTGGGGTTGGTCAATCAGACCAACGGCCAGGATCTGGGCGCCGCCACCAACATCCAGAACACGCCCCTGAACTACTGGCAGACCCTTGCCAACCAGGCCAATGGCTTCGGGCAGGGGTATGGCACGGCCAGCAGCTCGACCCAGATGCCAGGTTCTCCGTTGCTCGGTGCAGTGGGGGGCTATCAATTGGGCGGCGCCATTGCGAAGAACTGGAACACCCCGAGCGATTGGAGCGGCAACTGGGGCAACGCCATGAAGACGAACGGCCTGCCTGGCTTTGATTCGCCATACGGCTGACAGGATGGCCTGATGCACATCGAGCACCACTTCGGCGGGGGCGTCTATTCCAAGGAGACGCGCATCCCGGCCGGCACAACCCTCGCCCAGCACGTCCACAAGCACGATCACCTGTCCATCCTCGCCAGTGGGCATGTGTTGGTGACGGTGGACGGTCGCTCGCAGCACTTCAAAGGCCCCGCCTGCCTGACGATCGCAGCAGGCAAGTCTCACGCCGTCTCGGCGCTCAGCGATGTGGTCTGGTACTGCATCCACGCCACCGAAGAAACCGACCCGGAGCGGGTCGATCACACCTTGATTGGAAGGAACTGATATGCCGTGGGCATCAATTGCAGGGGCGGTAGTGGGCGGCCTGATGAGTGACGGTGGCAGCGCCGAACAGACCGCCAGCAAAGAGCCGTGGAAGGAAGCGCAGCCCTGGATTCTGGACAACATCAAGGCTGGTCAGGATCTGCAGCGCTACTTTCAGAACGGCCCGTTTAGCGCGTTGCAGCAAAACGCCTATGGCAACCTGTTCGCGGGTAATGACTACGTGCGCTCGATGGTCCCGGGGCTGCTGTCGCAGCTTAGCCAGCCGGTGGGGTTCGACCGCGGCAACCCGGGAGCGCGCCCGGCGCCGATCCAGTTCCCGGCGATGGGGCTTCTGGCCGGTGGCGGCGCGCCGCAGGGCGGGGGCATGTCCGCCGGGCTGCTGGGCGACATGAACGTGACGCAGAACCCGTTTCGCAATGGCGCGATCCCGGCGCCGGTTGCGGCGGCACCAGCGGTGCCGAAGGAAGACCTATCCAAGTGGTTCAACGGGTTTGACCGCAACCTGTACGGCGATACCTGAAAGAGAGGGCGACATGCCTGGACTGCTCGATTTCGTGAACTCTGACGATGCCCGCCTGGGGATCGGCCTGCTCGCCGCCGCTGGCCCGAGCGCGACTCCCCTGAGCTTTGGACAGAGGCTGCAGGGCGCGCTCGGCGGGTTCGATGAGCGCAAGCTGCAGCAGAAGAAGCTGGGGCTGCTCGATGCGCAGATGGACAACCTCAAAAGCGAGTCGGCCACGCGGCAGGCGGCGCTCGCCAAGCAGCAGTCCCTGATGGACTTCTTCGGCCC